TTGATTTCTTTTGATCGCACTTATGTCTAGCCCTAAAAGAACGACGACGTGCTGGGTTGCTTTTCTTAATGGTCATGTTGGCATCCCCAAAGCGTATTATACGATGTTTTGTTCCTTCCTTAGCACAGACAACAAACTTCTTCTTACCATATCCGGGTTCACCTTTTCGTATGCGTCTAGGTTTGTTAATAGCTAAACCACGACGCTTACACCCCGTCATTGCTTTCTTTTTCTCAGCCATTCTTCTTCTTCGGAAACCCAGCTTTCATATTAGCGTAGGCTTTAGGTGATACAGTAGACTCGCTTTTCTTACGGCTGATACCTAATCGTTTACGTCTGTTCATATTGTAGTATAATCCTTTTTTCATCGTTTCATCAACATCTCCATCATGCGATCCAGCTTGTTATTAATCTCTTTGACGGTACTTTCCAATCCACTCATACGGTTCTCAACAGCAGTGTCTCGTTCGCTTTGTGCTGCCAGTTCCACCTCTATCTTAGTCAACCTTCTCTCGTCGTTATCTAATCGATCAGTCAGCTTTTTTATCATCCAACCGATCACTGCAAGTATGACTCCAAGGGCTGTATCTAAGAAATGGGAGATGGATTCGGTCATTGTATTACATTGCTGCGATTATAAACGCTAGCAGTTGTTCGTAACGCACTGACATCTTAGTATATTCTGTATAAGTTGCGTCGTTTGGATTGGCATTTTTAATTATCCACTCACCGTCTTCGTCTTGTTTAGACCACCAAGTGTCTTCGCCTATTATAGCATAACGATAAGCATCTAATCCTTCAGCTTCAAAAGCAGCCTTTACATCTTGTGCAATGACACCGACATGAATGCGAGCTTCGTTACCTTTCTTTGCAACAGAATCTTTAAGTCTAAACTTTTTCATTAGACCTTTTAAAGCCGTCGCAACTCTTAATTCTGCTTCACTTAAATCCTCTATATCTTGTTTTAAGTTACGGTCAGAACCTGTCCAAGCTCCTCCGTTAATATAACCATTATCCCAAGTATTAGCACTAGAACCTAAATCCACATTTGAATTAGGATTACTGTACATACTACCTGACGGTTGAAAAGATGCTTGAGATGCAGAAGAACAAGCTATGGTTACACCAGCATTAGCAGATAAACTTCCATCGATAATATTTAAAGTAGCCCGCTCCCCGCTTTCTTGGTATTGAACAGAAGCAACATTACTGCCTTGTATAATTCGCATCCTGCCTCCGTTACCTGTCGCACTTTCATTCTCTAGGTTTAAATCAACATAAGCCGCTGTTTGATCACCTTTTGCGTATATAGTGTCTTTTCCCGTTCCACTGTCTACTGTTAACTGATAACTAGCGTCAGCTAAAGCCCCTGTACCTATGTTACTATTTGAATCATTAACGTTAAAGGTTGTATCAGTACTGCTTATTTTAGCGGAGGTAACAGCGTTGTCTGCTAACTGAGTAGTGTCAACAGCACCAGCATCCATCTCACTACCAGCAATCGTATCATCTTTCCTGCGTAGTTCGTGACCACCCGCTGTAGCATTATCATGTACTACTAAAGTTTCTTTATCGGTGTCTACTGTTACTTCTCCTTCAGCACCTGTAAAGCCCGCGTGTTGTGCTGTGGTTCCTCTTCTTAATTTTACTTGTATGTTTGGCATAGTTAGTTGTGGTTATGCGATTGATCCAAAGTCTAATGTTGTTGATAAGTTGTCTGAGTCTACTACTCCGTTAGCAATAGTAAGTGCAGTTGATCCTGTTACTTCCCCGGTGTGCGTAGCGTTAGTTACCTTTGCAGTGTTAGCAGTAACAGCACTGTTGTTAGCTACTTCCGTATCGAAGTCAGAGATAGTAGACGCAGTCTGTGTACCCGTGTGATTAGCCCTAGCTAGTAAAGTTGCATCACTACTATTAGCGGTAGCACCATCAGCTACGTTTAACAGAGTCCGTGTCTGAGTGGTGGTAAGTTCTAATATATCAGAAGAACCACCTGTATTGTTACCTAGTATCGTATTAGCTGGTATCTCTTCTATCTTAGCAAATGTAATAGAGTCATCAGCAATACCAGTAAGAGAACCTACAACCGTACCTCCAGCAGTACTCCCATCGTGTACGTATAAGTCCTTAGTGTCAGTAGTGTAAACAAGCTCTCCTTCCTGTCCCGTAAACGCAGCATTCTCAGCATCCGTTCCTCTTCTTATCTGTACTTCAATACTCATTTATGCAATTCCTCCGTAGCTGAATGATGCGGTAACTGGGTCACCCACTATACTACCGTAGTCGTAATCCGTCGGTATATCCGTTATAGCAGTTTTAAACCCTCTTTCAATAACAAGTATCTCAGCTAAGTTAGTGGGTGGTGTATCAAAACGTATCAGGTTGCTGGCTCCTACGATTGTATAGTCGTCAGGGTCTTGGACTTCTCCAGCTATTGTCACTAACATTGCAGAAGACGACGTGACGTTCGCAGTAAATGTAAGAGCAAACTCTGTCTCACTACCGTCTCCTGTGAACTTACTAAAGCTTGGTGGACTGCCTGTACCTGTGGTTACTCCTGAGATAGCACTGTCTACGTAGTTCTTGGTAACAGCATCACCGCTGTCAGTAGGAGTTCCTACATTTTTTATCTGTTCGTTCTGTGCGTCCCAAGCTGTACTTCCTTCAACCACCTGCAACGACGCATCGTTTAACTCACTTATCTCTGCGTGTAGGTAACGGTTGTGCCTGTACGATCTGTCTAGTTCCGATTCCGTTAATACAGAACCATTTACAAAATCAACAAGATCAGTATCAGGTTGGCTCTTTCTGCGTACCCTGACATTCTGTCCGGCAGACACACTACTTAATACTTTTATCTTTATAGGAGTACCCGTCGTCAGTTCAGTATTAGCATTTAACACTCCGTTGACTTCGACTATTACGTGTTCGTCTTCTAGGTATTCAAAGGGTATCTCAAAGCCGTTACTAATCTGATCGGCTGTTGCTGTATAGTCTACGTAGGTGTTAGCCATGATATTATATTATTACTTATTGAGCGAGGAGTTCAAGCACATCTTCTCTGTTTACGCCTTGTTTATTAAAACGCAGTGCTAATTCAGTGTTTCTAATTTTTAAAGCTACATCAGGAAACTCCTTAAGCATTTCACGTTGTGCTATCCGTTTATATTTATTTAGTATGGAAGTTATTTGCCTTACTCTCGGACTTTCTATTCCAAGTTCTCGATCAAATTTAGGAAGAGATTTATATTTAGCTGATTTAATTAATTTATTTAAAGACTGTCTCAATGTCCTTCCACCAATTTTAACACTTTGTAATAACTCTAACCTGCGGTCGTGTGCACTTTGTCCTGATTGGTTTTGATACTCAAGTAAATCAACATTACCTCCTAACATCTTTGAGCTTGGCTGCCTAAAACCGTGTTCAAGTTCTGCCATTTCTTTAAGTATAGGGTCTTCTTTCGCCTCGGAACTTGCTATAGGATTAATAAAGCCAAAAGTACCAAAATCAATAATTTTTTCTTCCCCTAATATATTTCTTTTAGGGTCAAGCATTTCACGTCCACCGGGCGTTTTCTTTAAAACAGCATCCGCTACACTTCTGACTTCTCTTAAAGCTTGCTTATCGTAATCTTGAGCTTGTGCAAAAACATTAGGAACAACAGTTCCCGCATAGTTTCTAAGTACTCTATCGCCAAATCTTTCGGGTTCTTGAAAAGCGTCAGCCCACAATTGTATACCCGCTAAGTAAGATTTATTAGATAAGTTCCTAGATATAGCAGTTGCCATTGTTACAAAAACATCTTCAGCTTGTTTCTCATTAGCTTCTATATCTTCTCTAAGCATCTCATGAATATCAGCCGTAGTTCCTAACAAAGTGGCTATTGGGTCTAATCTTTGGTAACTATAATATTTACCATCATAAAAGATACTATAAGGTCTCCATCCTGTTTCTTCTAATATCTTACGCTGTCTGTTGTCAGTTGGTCCTCCTCCAGTAATAATAGGTCTGTCACCTACGTTGTTATTAAATACCATGTCAGCGAAAAGACCTAAAACACCAAAAGACGTTGCAACTTTACCAACAGCAGATGCTCTAATTACAGGGTCTTCAGAAGCTAAACCTTTCCTTAAAGCCTCTGCCTCTGATTTCAAACCCGGTACATTTAATATTTTATCCGTGCCGGGAATGCGAAACGAAGCAGCTAAAGGTGATCTCTCAAAAGCAAAACTTAATAAATTAGTTGGAGTCCGCACAAAAGGTAAAATAAATTTAAGCATAGGAACAGCTCTTGTTAAGTTTTGTATTCCTTTACCTAAAGTACCTTCCTCTAACTCTCTAGTGTGTGTAAAATACTTAGCCTCATCTAAAGCATAAGAAGCTAGTATTGATGCATTTTCGTCGAAGTTCTCATCTAAATAGTCGTTTATAAAGTCTGACCTTTGTTTAGCAAACTGTGCTCCGACCATTCCTAATTCATCAGCTTTTTCGGCTGCTATTCTAATCAAAGCTTCTTGGGACATTACCTGCCCGTTAGTGGTTACTACTTTGTTTAATTTATCAGCCACATAACCTGCTATTTCTTTAGGGTCTTTTATTCCTAAACCTATAGCTTCCATGCCAGCTTTTAACCGTGCAGCCCTCCTAAAGGCTAATTGTTTAAATAATTCATCACCTGTCAACAAACCTCTAGCTGGTAAGTTTATAACACCACCAAGTACATCTATTGATTTTTTAGTAAAACTTTTACTTTTATCTAGTCCTTTATTTAAATCTAAAACATCACCTATTGCTTGCCTAGGGTCTTCAAGGGTGCGACTTCCAATGTCTAAAACTTCTTTGCCAGTAACTAGTGTTTTAAATGCAGCCGAAAAAGCTTCTCTATATAAAACTAAATCAGCCCATGACGCTATAGCAGCTTTTGCTAATGGAATGTTCCCTGTTAAAACGCCTCCTGTAACCATTTCTGCTGTACCTAATATTTGGGTTAAGGCGTTTCCTAAAAAGTTTACAGCTTGTGTTCTAGGTCCGCTTAATATGGAGTTAATCCAGTATTCAGACGTAGCATCAAGCAAGCTTTTACCTTGTGCTTTTTTAGCTAAACCTAATATTTTTTTTGCTGAGTTTTCAGGGTTATTAGGGTCGTACATTTCCTTTATAAGCTTAATAGCTTTTTTGGGTGACATACCACCTGACTGATTGTTTAAAAATTCTTTAACAAGAGCTGTGTTCTGTAGTTCACTTCTTTCTAAACCTATCTTTCGATCTAAAGGCTTCTTCTGTCTACGCATTGCAAGATTCTTAGAATCCTCTGCCCCCATTTGACGATAGTAGTCGTAGATTTCAACAAACTCGCTTAATTGTTTTCTTAACTCCGCTTCTGATTGCAAGCTTTCCGTTTCTTCAAACTTCTTAACAGCTTCCATTAAGCGCTCGTTTGATCCTCTCAACAAGTCTTTAAATATCTCACTCTCTACTCGTATTCGTCTTCTATCTTGAATAGACTTAGAGCCTAACTGAAATAGCTGGTTTAAGTCGTCATCTAAGAAATCAGCAGGTGCTTCATCAAACTTTTTTAGTAGCTCAGGGTTTTGTTTATATTTTTCTGTAAGAATCTTATGAGCTGAATCTATATCACCAATTACTTCTAATCTAGGCAATGTCGGACTTTCTCCTTTTAGTACAGCGTCTGTCCACTGTTGCCACTCTGGGTCTGTTTTTATTCGAGACTCAAACTCAGGCATCTCAGCAAATGTCTTACCAAAATCTAAAGGTGCTTCTGCTCTCTTAGTTACATTACGTTGCTTAAGAAAGTCGTTAAATATCTTTTGCCGTTGGTCGACCCCTATCTTCGCTTTTAAAGAAGCAAACATATCTTTAAGCATTATAGCTACTTCTTGTGCAATTCTTTTTAATGTACCACTGGGTGCTAAATCTGCTTCATCCAACTTTTTCAAGAAAGCGTCAGTCATCTCCTCTGCGAAGTATTCATCTACATCCTTGAATCTATAATTATCGGATGTGTGTTTACCTTTTAGAAATCTTTCTAGTTCAGGTGGTAGTTCTCTTTTAAGTAACGTAGAAGGATCAGCTCCTTCATCTAAAGAAACACCAAAGCTTTTAATGTAATCTCTTCTAGCTTTATCAAACTGTTTAGTTAAAGCACTTACATCAGCCTTCGGCAAATAACGACTAAGACCGTGCCATAACTCGTGGATCATAGTACGCTTAATACCACCTTCGTCTATTACGGACTGTCTTATTTGTAGTAGGTTATTACCAAAGTTATAACGACCAGCAGACGGTATCTTATTTGTTATTGATAACGAGACATCACCAAACAAACGCTGACCCATTACATCTATAAACTTCTCTACATCAGCTACATCTTGTGCGTCTGCTCCCTTTACTGGGAACTTCTTCATCAACCTCTTTTTTAAAGTGTCAGCTCCTTTAGGAATAATATCCATCATAGCTTCTTCTTCGTAGGTCTTAAACGGACGAGGTCTTCTTTCTATAGTAGTGTCAAAGTCTTCTAAAGTTTCGTCAAGTTCTTCTACTCTTTGTTTTAAATCAGGACTTGTTCCTCTTTCTTTAAACGCAGGTAACTCCGAAAACGGTCTATCTTTCCTTCCTAAGAAGTCTCTAGGGTCTTCTCCTAAACCTATAAATTCATCAACTAAGCGTTCTTCAGGAAAGTTTAAAGTATTAGCTATCTCTCTTAATGAATAACCGTCGTTCCACATTTCTATAGCACTACTTAAAGCAATACGTTCAGCTCGCTCCGCAGCAGCCTTCGGTTCTCCTAGAATAAAACCAGTATCTTTCCTTCCTTTTATAAAGTCTCTAGGGTCTTCTCCTAAACCGATAAACTCTTTTTCTATAAAGTCTTGAGGTAAATTAACAGTTTTTGATATTTCTTTAGTAGAGTAACCTTCATCCCACATACGAAGAGCAGTGTTCATTCCTACAGCTTCTAGTGCCTCTTGTGAAACTTCAGGTTGAAAACTAGAGTCATCTCGTCCTCTTATAAAATCTTCAGGGTTTTGCCCTGCATCTAATAGAAAGTCTGTTGTTTCTTTATCACCTATTTTTAAAGTGCGACTGATTTCATCAATGCTGTAGCCTTCCTCCCACATAAATAAAGTTTTATTCCGTAATACATCTTGTGACGTTAATGGTTCTTGAATAAACTTTTTTCTTTTTTCAAAATCAGGCATATCAACAAAAGCCTTACCACCCTCTAATGAGTCCGAAGTAATTTTATTGACTTCATCAGGTCCGAAACCATCTATGTCCCTAGCTTTTTTACCTGCTTTCAATGCTCGCAAAGATTTCATAAACATGGAAACAGTACCACCGACTGCTCCTTCTAATATCAAGCCTTCTAGTACATTCTTCAATCTACCTTCTACTTCTGTTTCATCTGCATCGTGTGCTAGGAACTCTGTTACCGGATTCTGAAGTTCAGGGAATTGTTGTATAAGATTAGAAAGTCTTTCTTCTTGTCCTTTAAATGCAGCAAAGTCTGTAACAGCACCAGCAACAACGCCTCTAGTAACTGTTCCTGCCTTAGTTAGTGCACCTATTTTACCCGCTGCTCCAAATATCGGTACAAAACCAGCAGCAAACTGAGAGGCACCTTCAACAAAAGAACCTGCTGTAGTTTTAGATGTGCCCAAGAATCGAGTGTCCCAATCAGGAAGAACATCAAAAGCAATCATGTCCGCTAAGTTATAAGCACCATGCAGTGCTCCCTCTATACCTCTAAAAGGAGCTTGGACTACATCAAGAAACATATTAGGCTCTTCTTCCGTCAAGTCATTGGTAAATAAATCTTTGTTCTCTGATTCGTCCATAACAATATTTTACATATTAGAAACCAAACTGACTGACATAACCAGCAGGTCTAGTTGATGTTTGAAATTGAGGATTAGGATACGGCTTTTTATTAGTAATGTATTTTTTATGCAACAATTTTTGTTCTGCTACAAAATCATTTATGTCCTCTAGTCTCCCAATAGCCTCAGCTTTCCTTTTAACAATCGTAGAATCTGCTCCTTCATCCATTTCTTGTTTAGTTAGTATAGGAATCATTTTGGCATCTAAAGCTTTTGGGTTAAATTTACCAACTAACGGATCATTGCTACTTTCTAAGGATTGTACATTCATGTAATTACCTTTAAAAATTAAAGCCTGTCTTAATAGTATATTTATTTGATCTACCTCTTTAGAACTAGCGTATCTTCCTTTAGCTTTAAAACTAGTCCTATAAACGGATGGACTAAAAGCAGCTGTTTTGGCTAGCGGTATATCTATTCCACTAAAATAATCTTTAGGTTCTTTTACTATTTTCTTTCTCCTAGAAGCCACCTCAACCAAAGGTACTAAATCTAAATCGTTTAATAGATTGTGTGCTTTTTCTGATTCAACTGGACTAGCTTTGTCGTTAAAAGATACATCAATTAAATTTTTAACTTTTTTAATTTCATGCATAACTTCTAACTTTGGATCAACACCTACCATTTCCTGCCAAAAACTAGGTTCTATTACTTCTTCATTACCAGCACTTGAAACCGTAGTTGTCACCAAATCTTTTTTCTTTTTATCACTGTCAGCTAGGTCTCGGTAACTTTGTTTAATATCTTGTTTTTTCTGTGATATTAATTTACGCGCAATAGGTCTTAATGCTTTTTGCAGTTCAAAGACATCATCGTATTCTAGTGATAACCTATCAGCTTCATCCCGTAAATCGTCTAAAACATCTAAATAACCGTCTTCATAAACTTGAGGGTTTTGTTCTATTATGGTAGCTGCGTCAGTAAATTCATTACTCAAATCATCTGCTAATTTAGAAGCAAATTCGGGCGAAAATGCAGGTGCTACAAAATCTTTATCTAAATTATAAAACGCTCTTTCTTTTCTTAGGTCTGACGGTTTTTTAAAATTATTAACATCAGACATGAAACTCTTACGTAACCTAGATTTGTTAGTTTCAAGTAGAGCGTCGTAATCGTTAACAGCTCTTTCTAGGTCAGCTACGGTATTATAGCTGTTTCCGTTAAATTCTCCTTGCTTGCCTGTTTTTATATCAACTAAAGCGTTGTAAGCTTCTGCTATTAAATTGTTAGTAGCTTCGCCTTCTTCTCTTTCTAAATCTTTCTCTGCTTTTTCCGCTGTGTTTTCAATAAACTCCTCGTATTCGTTTTCTTCAATCTCAGTCATAGAGGCGTTACCAAACTTTAAGTTACCTCTAGCATATATTAAAAGTTCTTCAGCTTCATTCCGCATTCCTTGTTTAGCTAGTTGCTGCAAAGTTGCTTTGAAGATGTTACGTTGTTCATCAGGAGTATGTGCATTAGTATCATCCCATATCTGTTTAAGAGCTTCGCTATATTGTCCGCTGGATATACTACCTTCCTGATAGTCGTCAGTCTTTAATAATCCTTCTATTGTGTCAAAAAAGTTTGAAGTAACAGCTAGTCCGCTTTCTCTTTTAGCAATAGCAGTTTTCTTTCTTTCAAAATTTATAACAAGCTGTTGGACTTGTGGGTTTATAGCTTCCTGTAAGCCTTCTTGAGCAAACACAGAATTAGCTAGTGCAGGATTATTGCTAATGTATTCATCTTTTAATATACGAGCTAACTCAAAACCATCATCAGGGTCATCCGCTAAAGGGTTTTCTAAACGACTAGTTATATCCACCATCAAAGCTCTACTAGCTGCTCGACCTACTGCTTTTAGCTTACGCTTTTGATTTAACGGAGATGTCAACCATCCCATGCCACCACGACGTACTTGTTTATCTAGTTCTCCTTCCGTCTGTTTCAGCATAGCCTGAACTTCTTCAGGACTCTTACCTGCTAACTCTTCTTCAAACTGTTCTGCTTCTATATCGGCTACTCGTGTGTACTGCTGTAAGATCGGATTAACTTGTCCCAACGCATCAGCTAAGTCCATCAACTTGTTACGTCCTGCTCGTTGAACTTGTATCCCGTACTGACCAGCCCGTTGAATGGTTGGTGATATACCGGGTACTGCCCCGCCTAATCCTTGTACTTGTACTCGTTCTCTAGCCATAATAAATCAATAAGTCAAAGTTGGATTGAAGTAACCTGCCGAGCGATCTATGCCTGTTGCCCTAACTTGAGGAGTAACACTATACATATACCTTGAACCAGCTAGTCCCGGCATAGGAGCGTCTCCTGCTTGGATAACATTAAAAGAACCTGAAGGAGCAGAAGTCGTTGGCGTTCCCATCCTGCTTGCTATATCCATACCTGTAGCGTATCCGCTAAGACCTGCACTGATTGCTCCTAGTCCTGCTGCTAAACCACTTGGTCTGCTGATAGGTTGTCTAATACCGATCTGACGTTGCGTCGTTGCAAACCCTGCTTGCTCAAGACCCATGCCTGTTGCTACTGCCCCCAACTCTTGTTGTCTTAAAAGTGCTTGTCTGTATGCTCCCTCTTGTCGTGTGTAGTCATCCATCAAAGCTTGCACACTAGCTCCCGCAACACCTGCTTCTCCGGCAGACACTCTAGCTCTAGCTAATGCTTCCTGTGACTTACGACTAACTTGTTCTAACTCACGACCCACAGCTTCCTGCTCTTGTGCTTGACGCATACGGATGGAAGTTTGTTCTTGTTGAAATCTTTGTCTTTCAGCTGCTGCTGCCTGTGCTTGGTATCTAGCTTGTGCTCTTGCTTGTTGTCTGGCACCTGCGTACTGAACACCAACAGAGGCTACTCCTAAACCTCCTACTATATATGGTAAAGCTGCACCTATTGCTGGAAAACACATACTTACTTCCTCTCTAATATAAATGACATATACCCGTCGTACTGGCAATCGCTAAACTCTGCACCCAACCACTTCAACCACCTGTAACTCAACGTATTAGTCTTCATTACCATGTTTGTTAGAAAGTCAAAACCTACCATCAATTCATCTACCCACTTCTGTGAGTTCTGTATAAAGTACTTCTTAGCTGTAGCTAGTCGTCGTGTTCCTAACAACCACACAACACCGATGTTCTCATTAGGACTAACACCAAAACTACAGTACAAACCGTCGTTACCTCTGAGTGAATATACTTTACTACTTGTTTCAAACGACAGGTTAACTGCGTCCTTTGGGTGATGCATAAGACCGATACACTCCATCATGTCCTCTTCCCTCATGTCGTCGTACAACTCAAAGGCATCCATATCACGTTGTGCTTCTTCTACTCTAAGACCCATATCTTCTGCTCCTCGGTACAAACATAGATTCAAACTCAGCAGCTAACAGCTTCACAGGTAACGCACTATCGGTCTTTACCTCAATGGTAACTTCACCGGGTTGTGCTTGTACGGGAAACCTGAAGTGTCCGTCCTGTGGTACAAATTCATTCAATGCTAGATTAGCTCCTACGATGTCAGGGTTAAATGCATAGCTGTATGTATCTCTGTATTGTGGAGTTACTTCAACAGTAAAGTGTCCAGTGTCTGCATAATTAACACTACCACTACGTATTGTTTGGAAGGTGTAATCAGATGCACTACGTCCTCCTCGTTCTGTTGGTTGCTTTAACGACTGATTAGAGAACCTGTACAACATATTGTACGGCTTACCTATAACAAAGTATTTATCGTTGTAGTAAAAGTTACCACTAGACCAAGTAGGTGCAGACGTGACATCAGTACTAACTGACCAGTACGTAACATTAGGAGTTACAGAAGTGTCAACTGCTACGAAAGAACTAGGAGCTGTATGTGTAGTTTCACATTTATAAATAGTACCGTCATAATTAACATAACTAGCTAATGTTCCTGTTATCTCTATAGAACTAGAACTAGCAATACTAACAGAACGTTCAGTACCTATCTTAGTATACAACTCTAAACCTGCTGTATCGTAAGGTATACCACTGATAGTAGACTTCTTGGTAGCAGCACTGTATGTAGTAGTTAATGTACTACCATCCACCCTGCTGTCTAAATATAATGTATAAGCGAGTCCTTCGTCCGTCAGTCCATCCTCTAGTGTTAACTGTTCTAGGTGTATGCCTTCGCTATCCTGAGTAAACAAGAACAACTGACTGTCTATAAAATCAAACCCTACAACATTACGACCAAACGAGAACTTCATCCAAGCACTCTGTATCTTCTCTCTGTTGCTCCAAAAGTATTTATAGACATACAACGTAGTAGGATCAGAGTCTGTACCAATCACTAACGTATTCTCTGCCTGACTACCAACAATCTTAGAAGCATCCTTTGGTATGTACTTAGGTACTTGTTGTGTTATCTCTTCAGCATTGAACGTCTCTGTGTTGTTATCAACAAAGTATTCGTATACTCCTTCAAAGTCGTTCCGTTTAAATGTAAAGTATATATAGTTACCTAGTGCTACTGGATTGATACTGTCTGATATATCGTACTCAGTAACAGGGGATATAGCTACCGTCTTAGGACTTAGTATGTCAGCTCCCCTAAGCACAAACTGTGACTGCTTACTGAATAACATCAGCTTCTCTTGGAACGGTATAGCGTGTTGCAGTTGTGCTACTTTAGTGTGACTGAGTCCTACGTCTATTGGTGCACTGTCTAACAGTTGCTGTGTGGTAGTCCTGAAGAAGTTAAAGTATGCATCTGCTTCACTGAACACCACAGCGTTGTTTGTCAGGAATCCTAAACGGTTCTTAAAGAAAAATACATCGTTGATAGTCTGTCCAACAAACGACGGGAATGGATTGGTAAAGTCGTCACCTGCTTGTCTTGCTGAATAACCGTAGCCTGATGAGTTGTACTGTCTACCCGTAACCCAAGCAGGTGCATCCGTGTAATCCGTAGTGACTACCCAATACTCATCCCAATCAGCTCCTGTACCCGGTTCGTTGTCGCTACTGGACTCATGGTCTTCTGCTACCGTATATATAACACCGTTATTCTTAACAATGTTTCTTAGTTCATCAGGTGCTTGCAGGAAGAATTTACTTACATAACCGTCTGCGTCAAACTCAGGCACTAACGTTACGGGCATTGTTTCGTTTTTTACAACGGTATCTATTCCTTCAATAGTTTTAGCAGAACGAACGTCACTAGTCCATCCAACTATTTCTACCCAGCTTCCTTCTCCGTAGTCCTCTCTGTCTTTTGTTTGAAAACGAACGTAGTAATCATCCTGTGATATATCAGCGTCACCACGAATCTTTATACGAAAGTCATTAAAACAACGTTTAGGTAAATCTGTGATACTAGCTACTTCTTTATAAGCAACACCTAAACCTTGATTAGCTAGTCCGTCCTCAGTCCGTATACTAAAATCGTTATCGCTTGTCAGTTTAATAACAGCACCCTGCCTTTCGACTTCTATTGTATTACCTATAAAAGTACTACTCGTAATGATAGGCATCGCAGTGACAGGAGCGGAAAGGGTTGAGTCTGTATAATCTTTCTTAACAGAGGTTGTTGATGCAGGCTGTCCGGGTACAAAACCAGTTGATCTATTATACCTAGAAGACGTAGCCTGTTTATCGTGGATAGTGTGCTGCCTTATTATAAGTTTTAAAGTATTACTTGCTAACGTGCTGTCATACCCTGTACCGTTTTGTGTCAACTCACTAGATTGTACTGAACCGTTCTTAAATATACACGTACCTTTAGCACCGAATCCTATTTGAACGGCTGCCGGGTCTGTGTAAGCAATATTATACTGTTCGATAAAAAACTCATAACTATAAGTAATTTTGTCGTATAGTGGGAAACCTCTTTTGTGGACTCCTGAATCAGGAAAACCACTACCACCACTAAGTAGCGATCCTGATACGCCTTCATCCGTGGGTACATAAGCATTTAAAATAATTTCTAAATCCTCGGCTATCAGTTCGGTATCAGCGTGTTCTCCTGTTTGACTGCCTCCCGACGTAGCACTTCCACTTTCATAAGTATGTCCCGGTGGCGGAACGCTGTTACTTGCGTGTCCTGTGCCCCCAAATGGTACTTCTTTGCCATCTAAATAAATGTTGTATGTCTTCTCGTAGTCACCTAGCTTAACAAATACTAACGCTTGGTACTTCCCTTCGTCGTTACGTATATCTTTACTCTTTAGATCAGCGTCAGTATTAACTGCTACCGTTTTCTTCTTATTAACAAGAAACGTATAGTCAGCTACTGTCAGTGCTCGTAATTCTTTTAGCGGATTAGTGACGGCACCTAACGACGTACCACCTAGACTGAGATAAGCAGAAGCTATAGATGTAACAGCAACAGGAATAGAAGTACCTAGCGATAAGTTGTAAGCACTGACACCACCTAACGATACGGCTATTACGTATTTGTTCTGTTCGTCACGTTTAACAAAGTGAGTGAATAAGTTAGGCTTATCTGTTACGGGGTCTTTACCTGCTGCTGTAT